GCGATGTGACCGAGTTTGGCTACCTTCAGACCGAGTACGACTTGCAGATCGACACAACAAACTTGACAGCGGAGGACTCCTACGCGATCCTGCGTAAGCATATGGTGAATAACGGTCTTTGGCAGTCATCCTATGAGGAAGAATCGTGAGCAATACTGACCTGACCGAACTAGAGACACGCGCCGCGCAGCTCGGCTATCACTACGACGGCCTTGTGCGCGTTGAGCACCCATTCGCTGATCAAGAGAATCAGGTGACCTGGACAATCGTTCTGACCGACACACAAGGCACAGAACTGACCTTCCAAGCGCCAACGATTGAGGGAGCCATTGAGGTCGCCAACGACCGGATGGCGCTGCTCTCAGGTCTGGCTGACCTGTGAGCGCCTTTGCCTATGTCGGCGTGACGCTGATCGTCATCAACACGGCGCTCTTTCTCGTGGTCTTCGCATCCCTGCCACTGAGCATCAAGCGCGGCATCGGTGTCGTACCGTCGTTTATCTTCCTGCTCACCACGGCAGCAACAGTGGTCTGGATGTGGAGGTCGTTGCAGTGGCAGGCGTAAAGACCAAGCGCGCAGGAGCAGCCAAGCCGCCGGTATGGACGGTGACCAACTGCACCGACTGCGGCAAGGTGATCGACTACACCGATCCCAAGCGGCAGGTGTTCCCTGGCACGCGCGTACTGGTAATCCACGAGAAAGGCCGTCGCTTTGAGTGGCGGCACAAGGCGTGCGTGAAGTGAGTCAGATCGAGATCCTCACCCCTGAGCTGGATGAGGGCATCAAGTGCGTGCAAGAGGGCGCAGACGCTTGGTGCCTAGATCCTAAGATCGGCAGGCAGTTCGCCAAGCTGAGCATCCGCTACGCTGATGCAGCTGCACCGGACGGCTGGTTCTTTCTCAACGAACACATCTTCAACAGGAAGACGATTGCAGACTTGATCAAGGCAGGTCACCTAGAAGTAGATCAGTCAGCCTTCACCCTCTCAGATGGTGGTCAGGCTCGACTGGGAAGGTTGGTACAGAAGTGAAGTTCGCGTATGCAGATCCGCCGTATCACAAGCAGGGTAAGCGCTTGTATGGCAAGCATCACGACGAGGCATCAGTATGGGATTCCAAAGACGAGCACCTCAAGTTGATTGCTCGATTGATCACCGAGTATCCAGATGGCTGGGCGCTGTCGTGCAATCCTGCCGATCTGCGCTGGCTATTGCCAGCAACGCCAGAAGGAACGCGAGTGTGCTCTTGGGTCAAGACCTTCCACCAGATTCGACCTACGACAGTCCAGTTCGCCTGGGAGCCTGTGCTGCTTTATGGCGGTCGTAAGGACAATAAGCGCAGCCCAATGGTGCGTGATTGGTACATCGGAGTGCCAACGAGAATGAAGGGCCTGCCAGGTGCCAAGTCCGACGAGTTCAATGACTGGATTCTCGATCTCCTGAACTACCAAGACGGAGACCAGGTAGACGATCTGTTCCCAGGCACTGCTGGGATGGCACGAGCCATCGACAGGATGAACCTATGGAGGACTAAGTGAGCAAGATGAGCGACCTAGACATTGACGAGCAGAACAAGGACAAGGCGAAGCGCGGCAAACGCGCACGCAACAAGGGCAACGCCTTTGAGCGAGAGGTCGCCGAGAAGATCGGTGGAGTTCGCGTGGGCCAGTTCGGCGGCAAGATCGATGTGCAGTCCGACTGGATCGCCATCCAGTGCAAGGTGGGCAACGGCTCCTACTCGGAGCGCTACGACGGTTGGCTGCGATCCGTACTCGGCAACTCCAGCCAGATCAGCGCGCTCGTCGTAGGCGACGCACCTGGACCTGGCACCAAGCGCCGCTCGATGATCATCCTTGACTTTGAGGACTTCATCGACCTACTGGACAGAAGCTGCTGACAGCGCTCCTGCTGGCTCTGGCGCTGCTCACCGGCAGCACTGGACCAGACCTCACGCCAGAGACCCCAAGCGGCGTGCCGGTCAGCGGCTTGGCGACCTGGTATGGCTCACGCAACCCAGCCACCGAATATTGCGTGGGTGGGTACAGGCGGACCTGCTCGCCGTACAAGTCCAAGGCACAAGGCGGCAGGGGTGGCGAGCTGGTGATGTATGCGGCAGTGCCACGGTGGCGCTGGGGAGACAAACCGTTTAGACTGCGCGTCTGCCGGAAGGACGATCCGACGCGGTGTGTGATTGTGGTCGCGCGCGACTCTTGTGGACGATGTAGGAAGGACATACTAAAGCCGTGGACATCTCGAAGTCTGGCCGTCGATCTATCCCCAACCGCGTTCTCTCGTCTCGCGCCGCTCGGCAGAGGCGTGCTAGCGGTGACCATCAGCGAGGTGAACTACCCCAACAGCAACGAGAGTTCCAAGCCGCCTGTACGGCGTGGTCACTAGCACTAGGGATCAAACTCAACGCGCTCTTCACGATGATGCCGAACTACGGCCGCAGCGTTCACTGGATGCGCGAGCGCTACTACGGCGGCACCTTCGTTGATGACGCTGACACCAAGTGGGTGACCGATGCCGCAGCTGGGAACATTGGCGTAATGCCGGTTGACCGAATGCGCCTCTTGGTCACTGCCGTTGAGCGGATGTGCAACTACTGCGCTGGCGCTGACGAGGATCGTAATCCGACCTGTTGGGATGCAGGCTGTCCGCTTCGACCTGTCTCTCCGCTTCCACTTAGGAATCCAAAGTGATGCGCTACGCTTCGTCAGCGACGGCGCGACCTTTTGGTGTGCTGCCGTCACTCGCCCTGCCGGTGGAGTCCTCCCATCGGCAGGGTCTAACCTGGGGCAGCGTAGACGCTTGCACGACCATCACGGCTATTGCCGGTCAGCAAGGAACGAGTGGTGCGACTCCACTCCTGCTCCACCACTACAGGAGGGCAAATGGCTAAGGCGCAGGACAAGTTCACCGCTCTCCGAGGATGGGTATCCGACGCGCAGGTACTTCTCGGCGTTGACTCGTGGGAACTCACCATCGTTGAGGCCGCATCCGATGTCGATGCCTGGGCAGACATTGACGCACACGCCCAGCAGCCAACCGCTGACCTTCGCGTCAGTCACGACTTCTGGACGCAGACCCCTGAGAAGCAGCGCCTGATCCTGACCCACGAGCTGCTGCACCTAGTGCTTGCTCGATATGCGCGCGTCACCGAGACGATGGAAGAGCCACTCGGCAAGTTGGCGTGGGCAGTCCTAGAGCCGCAGCTGGAGGACGCAGAGGAACGCGCTACCGAGCATCTCGCTCGCATCTTGGCTCCCTACCTGAGCCTCCCTAACTTCCCCAAGGCGTGAAGCGCACCCAGCGCCCCTGCCTGACCTGTGGCGTACTTACCACGCACGGTGACCGCTGCAATGTCTGTGGACCGCGCAAGGCGACCGAGTGGGCGCGCAACCGTGGACCATCGCCCTATCGAACGGCTGACTGGCGGAGGCTCTCGATCCAGAAGCGCAAAGAGGTTCCCTTCTGCGAACTGTGCGGCCAGAGGGATAACAACCCAAGCAACCCACTCACCGCCGACCATCTCGTTCCACTGGCTGAGGGTGGCGCGTTGATCGTGCCGACCTATATGCTGAGGACGCTATGCAGGACCTGTCACGGCAAGGTGACTAAGCACAAGTAGGAGGACTCAATGGCAAAGATCGTCGCAGTCTCTAACACGCCAATGGCACCGACCGGCTACGGCACGCAGATCGCGCAGCTCGGACTCCGCGCACTAGCGGCAGGTCACGACTTCAGCGTGGCTGCCAACTATGGCGCTCCTGTGAATATGGAGTGGAACGGCATCAAGATCTACGCAGAGGGCTTGCTGAAGTACGCCAACGACTCAGGGCCAGAGAACATCGCTCTAGCAGCACGAGACGGTGGCTTCGGTTTGACCCTGTTCGATGTGTGGACTGGCGTAGCCGACGGCTGGCACGAGTTGCCGCTCGTCTGCTGGGTGCCGGTGGATCACTCGCCTGTGCCACGCCGCGTGGCTGAGTGGTGCCTCAAGGGTGGCAACAAGTACATCGTGGCGATGAGCAAGAACGGCGAGCAGCTGCTGCTAGAGGCTGGGGTTCCACGAGACCGCCTGACCTACATCCCTCACGCCATTGACCGCTCGATCTGGAATGCGGATGTGCAGCCAGCCAGAGACCTGCTCCGCGTGCCAGAGGACGCGCACCTGACGATCATCACCGCGATGAACAAGGGCAAGCGCAAGTCGTTCCCTGAGATGCTCCACGCCTGGACGATGTTCGCCGCAATCCACAAGGATGCCTACCTCTACCTGCACACCGACAAGTGGGGCCATATGGACGGCATCAACCTGATCCCACTTCTGAAGGCGCTCGGCGCTCCTGAGGATCGCATCCGCTGGGTGAACTCTGTGCAGATGCGCGCTGGCGTACCGGCAGAGATGGTGGCTCGCCTAATGAGATCAGCCGATGTGCTGCTCCTAGCCTCACGCTCTGAGGGCTTTGGGCTGCCAGTCATTGAGGCTCAGGCCGTCGGCACCCCAGTGATCGTCAGCGATCACACCGCACAGCCAGAGCTGGTGCGTGATCACGGTCACATCGTTGGAGGTCAGGTTCACTGGGAGGACTTCCACGAGTCGTTCGCCTTCATCCCTAATGTCTTGGAGATCCTAGAGGCGCTCCACCTCAACTACATTGCGACCCAGAGCGGCGAGATCAACCGCGCGCGCCTCTCCGCAACGATGGACGAGTACGACGCAGACAAGGTCTACGCAGAGAAGTGGGAGCCGCTGTTCCAGTCCATCCAGTCAGGCAAGATCAGGCTAGGCGTTGGGCAGACAGAGATCGCCAACCGCGCGCAGCGCCGAGCCAAGAAGTGATCGAACACCTGTGCAAGCCTGGAGACATCCGTGGGCTTGGCAAGCGCCGAGCCTGCGCTCGTGTCCTGTATTGCAACCAGTGCAAGCGCGACATCGTGCCGGATAGTCCGACCTGCGGCGAGTGCAGCTACTGCCGCCGCACGCAAGAGCGCAAGAGCGGCAAGCCCTACTGGGCTGGCAAGGACTGGGTACCGAATGCCGCTGTATGAGTTCAAGTGTCCAACCTGCGGCCGCATCGAGCAGAGACTGCAAGTCAGCTACGAGCCAGTCCGACCGCGCTGCGAGTGTGGACCGTGGATGATCCTGCAACTGGTCGCCACGCCTATCCACTTCAAGGGCGACGGCTTCGCCAAGCGCGACCGTGGTCTAAGTCGGAGGTCGCCAAAAGAGGGCAAATAGTCTCACTAGGCAACCAAGTCGGCGGTGGCGCAAATAGGCGCGGTACCGTGCTTTGGCAGCCTAGGGTTGCATAGCCGCGTGAATGACGGCTGCAAGATGAGGAGGAACTATGTGCCAGATGGATCTCACTAGGTATACGGCGCTTTGGCTTTGGAGCCGCATTCGATATGACAAGCCTTCTTACGATTGGGAGGTTTACTTGATGGGTGCTAAGCGCAAAGGCAAAGGCCCAACAGCCGGACAGCAGAGGGCATTGCGTGAGGTGCTTGACCAGCTTGACTATCCAGAGAGGCTCTTGATGATCAAGCGCTGGGGATTGCACCCAGACCATCCGCAGATGCAGACGCTTGAGGAATGCACTAACGAATACGAGTGGTCAACCGCTCACACCTATCAGCTTGAGCGTAAGGCGCTGCGCCATATGAGGGAGCACCTCACTGACCTGTCTCTGGATCTCCTATGGGGAGGGCGGTCAAAATCCTAGGAAGCGTGCGTGCTACAGTACCCAGCGACGAGTTCGTCTATCTCTTGTACGGTGTGGAGCCTGCGTAGGGTCTGGAGATTTATTTATGAGCGCCAAGAAACCAGCCGAGAAACGGCAGAACCGAGCGACCAAAGACCTTGGCGTGCTGCCCCAGATCGAGGTTGATCCACGCTCAATCCCTACGCCACCGGCGCATCTGACCGAGCGCTGGGTCAAGTCGTGGGAAGTCTTCTGGGCTTCGCCCTTCGCTCAGGTGGTCCAACCTGCTCAGTACCCTGCGCTCGAACGGCTGTTCTCGATGTACGAGGAGCGCGAGCGAATGGATGTCTACCTGCGCGAGGAGCCGATGACCGTAGGCTCACAAGGCCAGAAGATCCTGAATCCGATGTATCGTCAACGCACAGCAGTTGATGCCGAGATCCGGCAGCTGGAGGATCGGTTCGGTCTGCACCCCAAAGCAGGGCTGCAACTGGGCATCGTCTATGGGGAAGCCGCTCGCAGCCTGGAGGAACTGAATGCAAGGATCACCAACGCCACGATTGCGGAAGCCAACAGCGAAGCAGACCCACGCTACATCGAAGCCGACACCGCTGAAGACACCGCAGAAGAGGCCGCTCTACTCGTCGCCGATCAGTAGTCCACCGCCACCCTCTTGGGGCGGCTTGGTCTGCCGGTGGATTGAGACCAACCTTGTCCACGGTGAAGGCGACAAGTTTGGCGAGCCGTTCCGACTGGAGCCGTGGCAGCGTGCCTATATCTGGCGCATCTACGAGTACGACCCCACG